AATAGTCCCAACAACAGGAGCCGCAGCCCTGAGGACGGGGTGGGGGAGGAATTTCTGAGCCTCAAGTCCCTTCTTCAGTCCCGCCATACTCCCCACCGCAACTCTAGACCCCTCTGACTGTTGCTCTGCCTCCACATCGTCAAGGCCCAATGCCCTAAAGAACTTTTCTCCAGAGAGTGACTCGCTAAAATGCCTCAGTGCAGGTATAGCTATATCCAAGGGGTAGGTTCCGGTTGGACTCCTATCCGACTCGCCTTCGAGTATGGCGAGCTGCAATTTTCGCTGTCGCTCTCGCCACTCTTCAGGTACTTGATCCCGAAAGTTTGGCCCCCTGATAGCCTTCCTGAGAAAAGTGTCAGAAGAGGGGGGAACCCAGCTTTCTAGGTTTCGGCGTTTTAGCTCTCTCGCTTCCCTTATCCGCCCAGCAGCGAATTTCCCTTTGGGATCGTCCCGGTGTTGCCTTGCCTCTTCCCTCGCTCGTTTGGCTGAAAGTATGACCTGAATCTCTCCTAGGAGGCGTTTCCATTCCGGGGCGGCGGGGTCGGGTTCCTTGTCCTCTTTGGCCTTCGAGGCAACTGGAGTTTGTATCGGGTTAGGCATGTTACAATTATTTTTGTCCCCGTAATATTGCTTTCCGAAACTGTTCTATGGTAATCCCTTCGTCTTCTAGGGGTTTTAGGGCTTTCCGTGCTTCGGGGGGAAGGTCAGCAAACGATTTCGCCTCTTGGATGGACATACCCTTTGCCAACGACTTAAATAATTCATCTTTGGCATCATCATCCTTTACGCCCGCCAAGTCAAGCAGGTCATCAATTGTCACCTCATTGTCAAGAAAATCTTTAGCCTCCGCCCCTTTAGCCACAATCTCGCGCAACTTTTCGGCGGCGTTAGTCGAGCCGGTGCCGGTGCCGATGCCCAATCGCGTGAGAGGAACTCCCTCTAATTCTTTCCTAATTGCCTCTAGGCGCTTTGTTTGCTCTTCATACTGTGCAGGCGTGAGTTGCCCAGTTAGAACAGGGTTTCGATACACAATCGCTCGTGAATTGTTTGGAGCAATCGGGTCTATTCCCATCTGAACTTTCACAAGCGAAGGCCCAGCCGTCTCAGTCTTCTTTTTACCGATGTGAGCTTTCCCGTCTTCATCCAAAGTCACCTCCACCTCGTAGCCACTGTTCATAATGGCCAACACAGTATCAAGTTTGCTCTGCGCGTCTTTATGTTCATCGCTGCCGGTTTCTTGTTCGTTCAGGTGTTTCACTAGACCCTTAATCAATTTGGCATTCTTCTCAACCGCAGTCGTAGGTGGCACTAAATCGACATTAGCCACTAACTTCTCCATCATGCCAAGGGGCATACTGGATACCCCCTTTTCTTTTATGAGGGCCGTAATGTCTTTACCAAATTTGCCAAGCTCCATCATATTGTTAATCGTTCTTTCATTCTCGGCAGTCCGGGCAATATTAGTGAAAACCACCTTCGCATGGTCGTCGGTTTTAACGGACGCGATCCCAGTGACAATCTCGGGCCTGCCGCCCACCCCAGATTCTTTAGCGAAATCGGTGAGATGAGCCACCATCTCAGCCTTATCTTTGCCTTCCTGTAACTCAGGGTTTTCCACAGCCGCCATCGCGCTTTTTACTGCAATCTTCCATGCTAGCTCGTAGTTCGCGGAAACGCCCTCCGGTAAGGATATATCCCCTCCAGTAAGGGCAGCATTTTTCGCTATATCCACGAGTCCGCCCACCGCCGTCTCGAACGCAAGTTTTTCCTGATTCACTTCACGCAGGCGACGTCCAAGTTCAAAATGGCTGTACGTTTCTTTTCTCTGGGAAGTCGTGTAATCGCTTGGCAAATCAGGCATAGCATCACCTCCAAGTCCCGAATCCTCAGCTTGTTGCAGCACGCGCTTAAACCGGTCAATCCGCTCAGCGTAACCCCTCCTCTCCAGCAACTGAGCCTCATCCCTCGCCAGCTCCGCTGCGAGGAGCTGAGCCTCGCGATCATGTTTAGCTTTCAGTAACTCCTCGCCATATTCCCTTTCCTCTTCCTTCAGACTCTTGGCGTACTTCATCTCTGACGCTAAGCCCGTTGCTATCAGCTCCGGGCGGCTCAAGGACTCCAGTGCAGCCCCGGTAGGCCGCTCCGGCATCCCTGCGGGTTTCACGACAAAAGCTCCCTCTGCCGGAATACCAGCCTGCCTCTCAAATCCCTCTTCCAACGGCCCAGCCCCCTCCTCCAAGGGGCCGATAGCCTGATCCCCAGTCGGAAAAGGCACTCCCGAAACTGGAGGCTGCTGTTCCAACATATTCTCCCTGCTCCACGGCCCCTTTAATTGATCCTTAACCAATGGGAGGCTCCTCACATCAGCCCCAGCCGCCTCGTATGCCAAAGCCTTAGCTATCCTTTCCTCCTGCGCAAGCTGGGCCAACCGATCAAGCTCCGCCTTCCTTTCGGCAGCTCTTTCCGCCTTTTCGCTGGCTCTCGCCCACGCGCCTGTGAACGCTGGGCCAAAGCCCTGTCCGAATCCTCCCCAAAAATTACCCATAATTATTCTCCTGCTTCCGCACTGTTATTCCTCCCACCACTTGTCAGCAGCCTTTGCCCCAAACCCTCCTGCAAATCCTCCAGCAACAGTTCCTAAAGCCGCCCCTAGCCCGCTCGGCTGCGACTGTGTTCCGTAGATATTCGCCTGAGTTCCAAATACGCCTTGTGCGAAACCAGCCCCCAGACCAGCCGCATTCGGGTCTAGCCCCATTCCCCTCTGCATCTGCGGAGCAGCAAACGGGGATGCTCCCTGCTGCATTCCAGCCATCATTCCTGCCTGTGCAGCCACAGGTTGTAACCCCAGTAGCGACTGGATGTTGCCCACGTCCTGTTGGCGACCAGCCAATCGGGTTCCAAGAGCCTGTTGTTGTGCCGCGAAACCCTCTCCTCGTGACTGGTTAATCTGCTGAACCCTTTGCATCGTGTTTGCAAAGTTTTGCTGGGCCAATCTGTTGGCCACATCACCCTCGGATTGGCCGCTACCCAAGAAACCCAAGTATTCGCCCCTGCGTTGCTGGCCTAACTGCATTCCGCCTTCCAGCTTTGCAATCGCCTCCCGCAATCCCGATGCCGCACCCAACGCCTGACCGCGAGACGCTCCAGCCTTGCGAACTCCCTGTTCCAGCATCCTCTGCTGCTGTGCGGTTAACTGTTCCCCGCGCATTAACTGGTCAGCGAGCTGCGTTTCAAGTTCACGCCTCCCGGCGGCAGTCATCTCTGCATCCGCAAGCACCGGGGCAGCACCAATCTCCTCGTACTCAGGAATATCAATGTCATCGGTCAACTCTCCCGCTGTCCCTTCACCTCTCCTCAGTCTCCCGGCAAATTCTTCCCTAAGATCAAACCCTTCAGGGTCAAGCTGCCGCATCTGGTCACGTTGCGCAGCGATATATTGCGGGCCATACTCTATCAGGTTGGAAAGCTGCGCCTCAGACATCTGAGGGATCATCCCCAGTAACGCTTCCGTCTCTGCTCTGGTAATATCTATGTCACCAAGCCCAGTAAAGTCGGCAGACACCTCTTTTCCGGTGCGAGGGTCGGTGTAGGTGACTGGCTGGCCCAGTCGATAGGCAGATTCCAGCCTTCGGCGTGCTGGCAATGATTCTATGTCGGCAAATATACCTTCTCGTGTTGCCTCACTGTAATCCGGGGGTTCCGGTGGTGCTGGTGAACTTTTTCCCATAACTAATTCCTCATTAAACGACGTTTTGCCGTGGTCATATCTACCATTGTGATTCTATTCCCATACTTATGACGCATCCACGCCACTCTTTCTGAATTCTCCCCCAGATGATTCCATATCATGCGGTACATCGCCCTAAGAGCGGACGGGTGACTGCAAACCGTCACCTCGATGTAACAAAGCGGCCCTTTAGTGTCCAGATAATGCGTATGACAGTCCTCTTCACGGTCAACATACCGCGCAAGTGTCACCCCCACAAGCTCTCCGCCTTTCGCCACGGCATAACAACGCTCATTATTCACAAACCACTGTACCCAACCCAACAGGCGTTCACGACTCCATTCCCGGCAAAAATCCAGATTGTTCCGAATCAACTCTGCCATCTCATGGGTTGCCTTGGGGAAAGTTTTCATCGTTGCGGATTGATTGTGTCAACAAATGCGCTTGTCTTGATCGCGTGCAACGAAAGTTTGCCGGACTCCGCTGCCACCATGTACTGCATCTCCTTGAATTTCCCCCGACTCAGCATATTGTACGCCTTAACGAAGTGGGCGTCCCTAGCTGGCACTGGCACATCCCTTTCAAGCACCCCGAGAACCTGCGTTTGCAGCAACTTTTCATCCTCGGTAAGCATCGCATCGCCTGTCTCAAGCAGTATCCCATTACTATCACCAGCCATCCCTTTAACGTAAAAGAAATTAAGCAACTGGTCATTGGAGAACTGGTTGTCCACATCAAACTCAACCTGATAACCCAGCTTGTCGGCGTAGATTTCCTTAAAATTGTAGCCGCGACTAAATATCTTTGTCTCGTAGTCGGCTGTCTGATCCTTGTAATAGGATTCCGTGGCATCAGACTCAGCCACATAGTCCAACCATGTGAATAGCTTCCCACAATTATCGCCGAACTGAAGGCGTATCTTCCCACCGAACGCAGTCACCGCAAAACTCCGAGGTTCCCAGCCTGACCAGAATCCGCTCCAAGCCTTTTGCTCGGCGTTATAGACCAACACAGTTTTCGGGTAGGTATCCGAGTCTAGGGCAACAGAAAGCATGTATCGGTTGCGATAAAAAACCGCACAAGCCTTTGAGGTGTAATCCTTGTTAATTCTCTCAATAAAATCGTTTATAGGGGCCGAGAGCGGAGAGGAAATGTCGGTTTGCGCGCCAGCCTCAATCGTTGACAGACTCCTCACTCCATCACGCGAAAGGAAAAGCACGTCCGAACCCACCTGCTGCACGGTCTGGTGGGCCACACAGCCCGTCCGATTATTGATGAGCTTGATGTCCCAGTCACCAACCTCTTGAGCTGGGTTGGCGTCCACACTCCACACGCTGCGTTCCTTGAACACCAACAACTTGAACCCGAACCAAGGCAGCAATGCCGTGATGGCATCACCATCGCCTGAACCTACCCTGATGCTGTTGCCCAGCAAGTCCCACGACTCGCCGTCAAGCAGGTCAGACACATACAATGTGTCAGGCGGAACTGAAGTATCTGCGCTGGAACAAAACAGGCGATTAGTGTGGCTCGTTAAGAGCTTAGGCTTCAGGGGGACTTGTGAAAGATGAGCTATGCCAGTTGCTACGGGGTCGGCTGTTCCGGTTGCAAAAGTGATAGTTGGTGGAGCGTCCAAGTCGTACCCGCTACCTTGATCGTCCACTCTCGCCTCGATGACCCTACCGCCATAACCTAACTTTGCTGTCGCTGCTGCTACTCCTGTTGCCCCATTGCTGAATGCAATGGCCGGAACAGCCTCATATCCCAAACCCTGTTCCGTGACCTCAATGCTTGTCACCTTTCCTGCTGTGATCGTCTGGCCGGTTGAACCGTCATCAACATACTTGAGGCTACCAATGCCATCGCAAAAATACATCCGATCAGTCAGTTGCGCGAAGTAAACGTCCGTTGCTGTGGGGTCAAACGTGCCACCCACACCCGTATCCCCAATCGCCCCCGTTTCGCCGCATATCTTTATCTTGTACGTTCCAGCATCGGTGTCCTTATCCGCTATCACTATCTTCTCAATGTCCTGCGTGTCGAAGTATGCAATCTTCAGAATCTCACCCTCAAGGGTGTCACTCCATTTTTCTGTGATAACATCCCAGTCATCAGTAATTAAGTCCCAGACACCAATCCATACATCATCCTGAAGCTGGGCCACCCCTCGGCGGCTGGTGGCATTTCCGAATGTGTCGAAGTCCACGTTCTTACCGAAGTCAAATGCGCTTTCCGCTATGACATTCTTGCGGACGTTGCTCGCCTGACCACCCGAAAAGCTGACATCACCGTCTAGGGCGATTGGGTCATCGGTCTGGTTGTTGTCAAATTGTGGCATCAGCTTTTAGGCCCGAAATCCGATACAGTATCCCTGAAGGAATAGCCGTCATAAACATAAGGGATGATCCTGCTAATGGACTGCCTCTGACCCTTCTCCATGTCACGCATAATCTGTATGTGCGATGCAGCTTCAGTAAATTTAACCTGTGCCTTGCTCATCTGCCTCTCACGCTCCCACATATCACCCTCAGCAAACGCAAGCAGCGCATTGTCAATGCCGCTAAGGGGAGGCGTATCCGAGTCTCCAAGCTCAACCCACTTCAGTTTGCCCAACACAAACACTGATCCAGCGGACTTGGGGACAGGCACAGGTTTAATCCGGCAATACCCGCTTGCGTCTTTCGGCAGGTTAATAAAATTGGTGGGGTTTGCCCTGCGGTTGGTTACGTTCTCCCATGAGTTTGGGTCAAGCTGGAAGAAGGTCATCCAGTCCCCGTTGAGAATGTTTATCCCGTCATCCTTCCCTGTCTCGGTAAACTTCACCGCCACAGGGAAATCTACAAAAGTTGTTGGGGCTGAGGAGGATTGGTAAAAGGTTATGGATGGCACACTGTCAATCGTAATCTCGGTGTCTTCAGCGGCAACAGCCTTGCTGGCTACCCCAAGGGTTTCTGTCCACAGGCCGCTATCCCATATCATCTGGTAACGGCGGTTAATAAAACTCTTGCACACCGTCACTGAGTCCGGGGTGGTGTCGGAAAGTTTCGTCGTAACAAAGTCTGCTAATTCAGTTAATGTCATCGTTCTCCTTCTGCCGTTCCATTTAATACTCTATCTTAATCATCCCGCCAGCCCCGGCTCCTCCGGGTAAACTGCCGCTCGGGTTTCCTGAGTATCCGCCCATCCCGAAATAATATCCTGCAACATAGTAGTCGATGTCATTCTGATTGTCCCTAGTAACTCCCGCCCCTTGACCGTAAGCAAACTGCCCATAACCCGTGATATTCAGGTCGCCGTTTGTGGCCGCTGCCGAACTGTCATCGAATGCCCCGCCGTAACGTCCGCCACTTGCGGTGTAGGTGGTTCCGCCGTAGGCAAAGTAACTGCTACTACCAGAAACATAATGCCCAGAGCCGCAAGTACCCACATAGAAAGCTATGCTTGCACTAGGGGTAACTGTCAGTGTTTTTTCCAAGTAGGCTCCGCAAAATCCGTTAAAACCAATACTTCCACATCCACCCGCACCCACCATTGTAACCTTGATCTTGGTAATCCCACCGGGGACAGTCCATGTGGTGTCTGCCAGCAGGTATGTGGTGCTGGGGATGTTCGGCGCAGCAGCAGCCGCACTGTCAGCGTAAGCTGTAGTCGCCACTTTTGTTGAATCGTCATCTACTGACTGCGTGGTTGCAGTTACTCCGTCCTGAAGACCTGAAGCCGCTAAGACCGTGCCTACAAAGGTTCCTCCAGTCACATTACCAGTTACATTACCAGTTACATCACCAGTTACATCACCAGTTAAATCGCCGCTTACGTCTCCAGTAACATCTCCGGTAAGGTCGCCAGCGATTGCCCCGATAACTGTTATGCCTGTGCTGGTGGTGGCGAGTCTGCTAGTCCCGTTATGATGGAGAGAACACGGCCCTCCATCTACCGCTAAAATCATATTTGCAGTACCACCTGCATTAGTCAGTTGAAAGTCAGTAGCCCGCAACACAAGAGAGCCAGTCCCTGTATCCGCGATAATACTATTTGATCCGTCGTGGGAGATTTCGAGGTCGCCTCCTGTCCCGAATTTAGCTTCAACACCGTCGTTAAACAGAATGTCACCTGTCATTGTAGACCCAGTGGTGTAAACACCATTGGTAACAGTATCAGCGTTGCCGGTTACATTGCCAGTTAAGTCGCCAGTTACTCCCGCTGACGCAGTAATAACTCCAGTGAACGTGGAAGTGGTTCCCACCGCAAGCGTCCCGGTTGAAGATATGCCGCCGCTGGACAGTTTCAGGGCGGAATTTCCCGCGTCACCGTCCTGTATGGTGCGAAGCGTCCCGTCTATACCCCCGGAATCAACCTTCAATAGAAGACCGAATGTTGATTGGACTGTTTCTCCTGATAGTGTTGCCATGCTACTACTTTTTTTCCAGTGCTTTCTTGATTTCCCTGTTCTTCTTGCTGTCTTCCAGATGCCTGTTCAACTTAGCATCCATAGACTCCTTACCCTTATCCGGCTTCCCCTTCCACTGGGCTTTTTGCTTCTCGATCAATTGCCTTCTCTTAAAAATCTCACTGGAGTCCAGATGAGGAGAGGCAGCGGGCGAGAATTGCGCTGCGTGAGCATCATCTTGCGCCTGATCTGCCAAAGCTAGAATTGTCCCGGCTCTTAGGTTCGCTTTAGTAAGTTTTAACCCTGCCTCTTCAAGCCTGAGGGTGGCTTGTTCTTTGGCATGATTCCATTGATCCGCCCCATACTTCCACGGAACGTAAGACACAGAGCCATCCTTCTTAACTCCTTCAACTATCCAATCTTTAGCAGAACTCATGCCCTCTGAGCCATACGGCGCTTTTATCTCCCTCCCGTGTCTCCTCTTCCAAGTCACATCAGGCACTTGGGTTCCGGGTAAAGGGATTTCACGAGCCTGTAACATGGGCGGGGGAATCTGCCCGAATAGAGAGCGTTTATCGCTCAACATCGCTTCGTACTCCATCCTCGCCCAATCTTCAAACCCCGCATCGCCAATGTCAGGGGGCTGGCCTTCGCTTTCCTCAGTCCACCACCAACGCCCATCCAGAACGGGTTTGGGTCGGTAGAAATACTTAGGCTTTTTGCCTTGCGGTGGTAGACCCCTTAATTTTCTCATTTCTGCGGGTGTTACCGTTAAATAGTTTGCCATCTTAATTATCCTCCAGCCGTTGCTCTAGTTGGTTAATGTACTTTCCTAAATCCCTTATCAAGGCCGCTCCCTCATCCGTTGCTGTCGCGTCCTCCATCCCCTGCGGATTCCTCGCCGCTATCTCGGAGAAGCCGTTCAGCTTCACTGTCAGACATCCGTTGCTCACGACGAACGCGAGCAGCAGCAATAAGGGCATCCACCTCTTCATCCTTGTTATCTTTCCGTTGCTGGGCGGCCATCGCCGTGCCTACATCCATCAAGCCTTCCAGCGCATCCACGATGCGCGGGATGGCTTTCATGGCTGCAACGAATTCTGTTATCATTTATCATCGCTCACAGCGGCTTTAGCCGCACCTCGACTGTGGGAGTACCCGAAGCTCGCCAATGCTGCTGCAATGAAAGCTACTGCCTTCTCAACACCAGAAACTCCTTCCGGCGTGATTACACCGGAGGCGTACAGGATGCCGCAAATCGTTGCGGCGGTTGCTAACCAGAACTCAGTTGTTTTATATCCGCTCTTCATTATTCTTTATCTTTTATTAGGTTTCTTATTTTCAGGATAATATAAAGCAGTGAGGCTGCGCTAATTGACACCTTGAGAATCGTATCTATCTCAAGTAGCCAGTTGCCCAACCCGCTTGCGGAGGCGAAAGCCACCTTTATATCGTCCAAGTCTATTAGTTTCATTTCATCCACCCGGAGCATCCGTAAATATATGTCCTGCTGGCTCTACCTCAACCCAGCTAACGCTTTCCTCATCCCAGCCAAAAGTCAAATCAGGGTCATCAGGCATCTCAACAGGAGGTTTCCATTGGGCAGAATCTTCGTCCAATGCCCACGATGGATGAGGCTTGCGCGGAACGAATGCCCCCTCTGTCCCTATGTCCGGGTAATAGGTGTGGCCTATCCCAGCATAACGAAACCTCAATGGAGTTCCTCCCTTTAGATGAACCCCCTCACGGGTGTTGTAACTTGTCTGCACCCATGTTCCGCCGTGCATTCTTTCCAGAGCAGCAACGCCTTTCTCCGAAGACTCATTGCCGTCATCATCAAGCAGTGCGGCATTGTCCAGACAATGAACCGCTACCACCTCATTCTCATCATTAATTTTTGCAAAGTGTGCCATGTTAGCTCGAAGCCCACACCATTGTTCCGTCGCCTGTCCATTTGTAGATGTAATAACCACCCGCACTCAGGTCAGTTGGAGGCGTGGTGCTGTCCCAAGTCGGCGCATTCAGGCCGGAGCTTGAGTATTTAATAATTACCACTCCGCTCCCTCCGCTATCGCCAGTGGGGTATCCACCTTCGCCGCCCTCTCCCGTGTTAGGGTCTCCAGCCCCGGTTCCACTCCCACCACCTGTTGCGTATGTGATTGGTGATCCCGATATACTGTTGGACGTTCCTGCTCCTGCTAACCAAAAGCTACTCACACCGCCTGCCGCACTACTGCCCCCACCGCCCCCAGTTCCGCCACCCCAAGTACCCGGAGTGCCGTATGTTGCTCCGCCATAGCCTTCTACCGGGGTGTAACTTCCAGCGTTTCCAGAGCCGGGGGACTGCGATGGGTGACAACCCCCACCTCCACTACCACCAAGATCGGCATCGTAGGATGCATAATCATTGTAGGTCGCCCCGTAACCCCCGCCAGTTGATGTCCGCAATAATGTGCCGCCAGAAAACGCAGAATCATCCCCGTTTGTCCCATTGGCTCCCCCTGCTCCAACTTCTATGTAGTAAGAGCCAGCACCACCATTCGCTATTCCGCTAAACATCCGATAACCTCCTGCCCCACCGGAACCACCGAAGTTTTGTCCATGTTCTCCATCACCGCCACCACCGCCACCAGCAACAATCAGCAGGTCAAACGTCGATGGCATTGATCCACTGGGGGCAGCAGCAAAGCGATATGGATTGATAATGTAGCTCATTCTTACCTAGTGCCTATCAGCCAAATCTTTAATCCAGCCCCAGCAGTGCCGGAACCTATGGTATCAATATCCACCGTAATTTCGGCATCATCTGCCAAGCTGGAATCACTGATTACTGGGGGAGTTGCCGCAGTCGTTGAAGTCTTCTCCCCCGCATCAATCGTAACCTTGGTGGAGAGAACCGTTGAGCCGGACTCATTAATATCCACCGTTAACACCGATCCGGCTGGAGCAGTTGTTACGCTTGCCCTAACTGATGTTAAGGTCATTGCGTGAGGCAGTCGGAAAGTTGCTTTCCCTGTTCCGGTAGTCAGTGCAGTTGTTTCGTCTGAACAAGCAATCCCGATTTCAACCGGAAGAGTTCCTCCGAGTGTGAGGTTTCCCGAACCTGTAACGGTTCCGGTTAAAGTTAAGCCGTTAACGGTTCCGGTTCCCCCGACGCTGGTAACGGTTCCCGCTGTCGGGGTAGCCCAACTCGGCACTCCGCTGGCAAGAGTCAAGACATCAGCATCCGACCCCACCCCTAACCGAGTTAACACACCCGATGCATTCCGATAATAAACATCACCCTCCGCATCACTGCCAAGAGTCATTGTTGCCCCACCTACAACCGCTCCTGTTCCCCAAGTTCCGCTGGTGACTGTTCCAGTTGTGACCAGTGAACTGTCTCCGGCATAAGCTGTTGCATCGGATAAATCAAAAGCCGGGGTCGCGTCAGAAGCTCCGAGAGAAACACTTACCCCACCGTAACTCACTGAAGAGTTGGTTAAGGCAGCATTCGCTATGCCCGAAAGTCCGAGCGTAATCGTTCCGCTGGTTGTGATAGGAGAACCGGAGTCAACGTCAATGCCGTCTGTGCCTGTTATAGCTACGCTTGTTACTGTTCCGCTTCCACTTGCTGCCACCCAACTGCAACTCCCGTTCCCATTTTCTCGCAGGAACTTCGTTCCGCCTGTCACGCCTGTGGACTTAACATCT